CCAATGGTGGCGGCGGGACTCGGCGCAGCCGGAAGCGTAGGGCTGTCAAGCGCAAGCTTTGCCACCGGTGCATCCAAGACGGCGGCGGAAGCCGGTTACAAGCAAGCGTACAATGATGCGGCGGCGTTCGCAGCGAAAAAATACAATGGACAGGCTAATAGTGTCAGCATAGCAATGGCGGGCACGCAAAATATTCAATCCACGGCACTTAATACCAACAACACGAACGCAAGCAACGCTACAAGCAGCAGTATTGCGGCCAACAATGCAGCCACATCGAACGCGAACGCGTCGTCGTCACGTAATCAGAGTGTGGACAATGCCAAACGTGTCATGATAAACACGCGTTCCAACGTAAATGCCGCATGGCGCGACTTACTTAACCATGCCGCGCAGCCCGTTGGTTCGTATGGTGGTGACAATTTTAGACAGGCCACGGGGCTTGACACCATGACCGTGAAAATAGTCACCGAAGACAATGGCGCAATAGCGGCGGCGGGCGATTACATGCTGCGCTATGGCATCGCAAGCAACAAACTCTACAACAGGCCATCGTTGACGCCTTGCAAGCATTTCACGTATTGGCAGTCCACTGATATATGGACGATATGCCCGCTTGCGCAGAATGAACAATTGCAGACAATCAGGGATATTTTCAGCTCCGGCGTTACAATATGGAATAATCCCGAGGAAGTCGGCGGCGACTTCGTACACGACAATCTATAAGGAGAAAAAGTATGGGACGTAAACGCACACACAAAAGGCCATTGACACGTGCGGAAATGGGCGAACGCGGCGCACCGATGTGGCAGCAATCCGAAGCGCTCAATTCGCAAGCGTATTCGATGGCGTATTCTCAAATGTTGAATATCGCGCTATCTCGTTTCAAGTGGTTGAATCTGCCGAAAACTTGCGACGCGTGGTTTCTTGAATACAATCTATTGTATTTCGGTTACGCAACAATCGCGTTCCCGCATAGCAAACCGGGTGTGTTTTTCAGCACGCAAGCGGTGACTACATCTAATTTCAACGTGTACTACAAACCGAAGAAATGGGATAGTTACGGTATCAACGGTTGGCGTTTCCCGGTGAACAATTCCAATGGCGTTTTTATCTACGCGAACCGCGCACGTACGCCACTCATTCCGACGATTGAATTTTTCGCGCATGAAATAGAAGATTTGTACATGACGCGCCGGCAGAATCGTTTCAATCAGAAAACGCCGTTCATCCTTGAGGTTCCAGCCGGACAGCAGACAGCGGGCGTCAACGTTATCAAGCAAATCTCAGGCGGTGAAATGGCAATCATGGCGACACCGGGTTTCACCGATTCCATGAAAGCCAACGTACTGAAAACCAACGTCGAATATATCGGCATGGAATTGCAGAACGATATTCAGAACACTTGGAACTCGTTCTATCAGGCGTTAGGCATTAAAAATCTGCCGTTGAAAATGGAACGGCAGACCGCCGACGAAATTAACGACTACGGGGAGCCGACTGACCTACGAGCACTTAGCGAGCTTGAGGAACGTCGTGCCGCGTGCGATATTCTCAATACAAGGTTCAAAAAATATCTTAAGGAGCCGATACAAGTTGTGTGGAACGAAGACAACGTTTCCCGCAACTACGCTTACTTGACGGACGTGGAAAGATTGAACGATGACAATGCAGAATGACATAACCCATTATCAGCCATGTGAATCGTATGACGATTTTCATGGTGTAATGACGTACACTTTCGGTGAGTTGCTTAATGTGCCCGGCGGCGTTGACTGGACTAATGTTGCGTGGTCATGGCGGGACGTTGCCTACGATGACATGCAATATGCTCGCTGCTGTAAGAAAATCGAAAACCGCTTCTATGACCGCGAATTAGGTGTAATGCCCGTAAGCCGATGGAAACGGCATTTTCTACGATTGATAAACGAAATAATGCCCACCCTGAAACCATTGTACGCGGCGGCTGACGGCAATTCCGGCGTCATGCTATCCGATATGGACACATGGCATAAAATGCGCACCGTGTTTTCCGATTTCCCCGCAACGCAGCTAGCCGAAAACCAAGACTACGCAAGCAACGCGACTGACAATCAATACGAAACAATCACCAACGGTGATTTCATGGATAAGGTCAGCCGCGTACGAAGTGGCGATTACGTCGATATTGACGTACTATTGCTTGAACACCTTGAAACATGTTTTAGCCCATTATGGACGATAAACATAAACAACTATTGAAAGGATAACACACATGTTTCCACTGCTGCCGTTTTTCTCGGTATGGCCGTACACGCCCGCCATACCCGCATTCTATTGGAATGCTAAAAGCCAAGAGGAAATCATAAAACACATTGCATGTGAAATCGACCATATAACGGCGTATCTTGACGAAATAGTAACCGATATAAACAAAGCATTGAACGACTACGATACAAGAATAAAAAACATTGAAGCGCACATAAACGATTACGCGCTAGCCATCGCGCAAATACAAGAACAAATCGAACACATAGGAAACACACAGCTGATATGGAATGTCACAAAGGGCGAATACACTGACAGTAAAACCGCATTACGTGACCTCTATCGTGAACTATCCGTTTACGGTGCGCGAATCAGTCAAATTGCTGACATTGACATAGACAAATTGGCCGAACACCGTACCGACGAAACGCCCGCAGTTGGCAACCTCACCATATTCAACGACAACACGCCACGCGTTACCGATACGGAAACCGGTAAACCGTACCCGGCGTTATAATCACGAAAGGACAATCTATTATGGCGGAAACTCTAAACTATAAGCTTGAAAAATATGACGCGGGCAGTTCTGCTAATCTATTAGACCAATATAATTCGTCAATGGATAAAGTTGATGCGGCGCTTAAACAAATCAACGATAAAGCCGAGCAAGCCGGACAGGAAAACGCGTTACCGGACGGCCTTGAAGCGTTCTGCACAGCTTTAGGAATTTCCAGTAGCAACGCGGCAACCCTAGGCGCGACGCTAAATCACATTCTGAATAAAATCGGAACCGAAGCGTTTACCGTTACCGACCTTGCAAACGCAAAGAAAACCGCCGAGGGTTTCATTATCCCCGGTAATGTCGCATAACAGAAAGGATATACTATGGCTACAGAAACACCGTTTTATCATCTGCCATTGTATGAAACAGGCGACCTAGCGGACTTGCGCGACGGGTACAACGCGGCAATGCGGATTATCGACCGCACTATACATCAAATGCAAGTGCAAGCGGAAATTAATCATCCTCAAACGATACGAAAGGAAACCACAAAATGACAGACTATACAACCAATTTCAATCTTGAAAAATATACACCCGGTGACGCGGCAAACCTCAATGACCAATACAATTCGTCAATGGATATTATCGACACCAATCTATACAAAGTAAACACTAACGCTAGTAACGCGCTAAACACCGCTAATCAAGCCATAACGGAAATACAAACCACAAACGACAATCTAGCGGCATTAGGCGTAACCGACGAAACCACCGCCACCACGCTTAAAAACAAGATTGACAAAACAGCGTCGAATCTTGCTGTTACAACCGAAACGGCAAACAACGCAGAAAGCAACTTAACCGTGCTCGGAATAACCGACACCGCCACCGCCGAAACAACTAAAACACGTTGGGACACGGCAGCCGAGCAAGCCGAAATCAATAAAAACAGTATATCCGCGCTCAACATTAAAACAAACCAAAACGCGCGAATCATTACGCAAGCAATCGGATACAATGATAATATTATCGTAATCGGAGACAGTTGGGTAGACGGCTACTATAGTGGCGCAAAACACTTAGCTGATTCACCGGCAAACGCCATTTATGATATTCTAAAGCCAACCACGAAACAAACACTAGGAACAAGCGCGGGCGGTTTCTACGCGACCGGTGATGACGGTACATTCCTCGATCGATGGAACGCCGTGACCGATAAACAACATGTCAATAGGGTTATCATCATTGGCGGACAAAATGACGCAACTACAATGCTAAATGATAACGTGTCATTAACATCTATCGATAACAGTATAAACACATTACTAAACACAATACACACCGAAGCACCAAACGCAATAATTGATATATTCCCAATGTGCCTCGCAATAGGCGAATCAATGAACCGACAAAACGCAAAATGGGCCGTGGCACCGGATTACCGGCAACAGGTTTACAACCTTTTCGCTACAAAACGCAACATTCCAAACGTGGTAATTCACGAGGGCGCATATCGCGCGGGCGTGTGGGCGAGTCGCGCAGCGGATGGCGGTGACAATGGCGACGGCGCGCACCTATCAAAAGGCGGATACAGCGCAGTCGGTCACGCTATGGGTAGTTGTATTCTACACGGTACAACATTTTTCCCGACACAGAGCGGTTTCCCTAACGACTCGCAAATTAACGGCACATGGAATAATATATCAATATTTGAAACCAACGGTATACTATCAATCCAATACAATGCAAAAACAAACGGCACGCAAAAAAATGGCGATAGAATATTCAAAATCGCCAAACAGTTCAGCGTAGGCGCGTCAGTATACTACAAAGACTACAGCGATAAATATTTCGTCTCAATCGACCACAACACACTAGCACTGCAAGGCGTAAACAACATAGTCGCCGGTGACATAATCGCCGGTGGCATACGACTACTAGCGGGCTTCTAACACAAAAAACCGGTTGGCATTATCGCCAACCGGTTTTATATTTATATCAATCATCACCGTTATCAACCGAAATAACATATTTACGACAACGGCGACCTTTCTTACTAAAACACCGTTCGGTTTCGACGTAATCATAATCGTTACTCACTGAAAATTCGACAACCGTTGCAAGTGCGGACTCGAACGTAA